GTTGATCTTGTGAAAAATGTTAGGGCCAATGAGGAGGCTGGATTCGTTCAGCCGCCTGGTTACGTTATGGACTTCGTTAAGCCCGAGGGTGCACTTGTAGATGTGATGAAGTCCATCGAACATCATAACGGTATGATTATGATGAACGTGATGGTGCAGTTCCTTCTGCTCGGTATCCAAGATGCTGGTGGTGGTGGACGTGCCACAGCAGGCTCGCATCAGAACATGTACGAGAAAAGCTTGCGCAGTACTGGCAATCTTATTTGTCAGGCATTCAATCTGTATCTGATCCCGCAGTTGGTTGGATACAACTTCGACACTGATCGGTTCCCGAAGTTACAGGTTCGTAACATCGGTGAAGGCAAGGACATTCAGATGTGGGCTGCAGCAATGAGCAATCTCATTTCGCAGCAGGCTATCTCTGTTGACCTTGAAACTGAACAGTGGATTCGTAAGCAGATTGATATGCCTGGTAAGTTAGGCCCACGGCCAGTGGAAGTGCCCACAGGTAATAGTAACGGGGCACAAAAGCCTGGGCCTACTAGCACCAAGGGTGGCATCAAAGGTGATACCACTGGTAATGTTGGCAAAGCCGCGGATGAAGGATAGGAGGTGAATATGGACAAGAACGCTAAGCGCTTCATGGTGTTTACTGAGAAGCTCAGTGCATTCTCAGAAGGCGAACTCTCAGAGGGCGTATGGATTCACGCATCTCCTAAGGGTGAGTTTAAGCATCCGGTCTACGGTGAAGTTGCTATCGATGACGAGCGTATTGCACGCTTCGTTCGTAACTTCGAGAACAACGTGTTCGGTCAGGACGTACCGATTTACTATGAACACTTCGGTATGGATCAGGCTAAGGGCATGAAGGCCGCAGGTTGGATTAATGAGATGGAGCAGCGTGACGATGGTATGTGGTGGAAGGTTAAGTTCTCTGAACAGGCCACAGCCGAAATCAAAGCTGGTGAATGGCGCTACTTCTCTCCTGAGTGGTATAACGAATGGACTGATCCTGAGACACAGGTCACACATAAGGACGTGGCTGTTGGAGGCGCGTTAGTTAACCAGCCGTTCTATAAGAACATGGTGCCTCTTAACTTCTCTGAGCTGGCTGCCGAGGTTGCGAATGAGGTTGCCGATTGGGAACACTCTGAGCCAGGTTCGGGACCAACTCCTAGAGAGGATGATCCCGACGATACTAATGCTCAGGGTGTTAGAGGCCCATCGCCAGATGTAGAACCCGACCCCGACGCATACGATGTGGAGGATAGTATGGAGGAATTTCTCAAGAAGCTTGGCGAGCTTCTTAAGTTAGAGGGTGAGCCTACTGAGGATACTGTCCTCGCAGCATTTGCAGAGTATGTGAATGAGGCTCAGCCGATCAGGGATGCTATTGCTACTGCTAATGAGCAGCAGACTTTCTCTGAGCGGTTCCCGGCTGAGTTTGCACGTATGCAGGCTCTCGAGGAGTCTGATCGTGCGAATAAGGCACAGGCATTCTCTGATAAGTACGCCACAGCACGTGTTGTTAAGACCAGTGGTGAAGGTGACGATGTTGTTACTACACCTACGCCTTATGGTTTCTCCGGTCTTGCTATTGAGAAGATCAAGGACTTGCATCTTGCCTTCTCGACGAACACGCTTACTGAGAAGCATATCTCTGACGTGTTCGATGCCATGCTGAATAACGGTATGGTTGATTACAGTGAGCACGGTTCATCTCGTGTCACTGAGATGCCTGCAACTCCTGAGGATGCGAAGATGGCATTCGCAGAGAAGGTTCGTGAGGTTGTCAGGGAAGATCAGGTCGATCAGGCCGCTGCTGTTCGTATCGCTGGCGAAAAGTACCCGGAACTGGCTAAGGCATACGCCGAGGCTACCCGGACCAAGTAACGAAGGGAGGTTAAATGCCTGCTTGGGGTAACTTCGGTCTTGATAAGGGCTTAAAGGCTGCTGCTGCTGTCACTAAGTTCCGTGCCGTTAAGGGTACTGGTAACGATGGCGAATGCACGCCGGTTACTGCCATTGGCGATGTTGTGATCGGTGTTGCACAGTACAGTGTTTCTGCTGGAGAGCTAGCTAAGAAGAAGGATGCATCCATTCGTATGAATGGTATCTCTGAGATGGAGTGCAGTGGTACTATTCAGCAGGGTGCATTAGTTGCTATCACAGCAACTGGTGTTGCTATTGCTCCTTCAACTGGTGCGCGCATCATTGGTGTTGCAATGGCTGATGGTGCTACTGGTAACCGCATTCCGGTGTTCCTGGGACTCCCGGGAATCCTCTCACCTTAATCTGAAAGGGGGTGTGAATAACCTATGTTAGATCAATGGCAGCTACGAGACTTTGATCCGATCCTTTCAGACTTTAGTACTGGATGGGTCGCTCATGATCTGGTCGGTAAGCGTATTGCTCCTGAAACTAGGACGCTTACCTTAGCTGGTAGGTACATGGTGTTCGATCGGTCAGACTGGCTGATCTTCCCTGACCTACGTGCAATGGGTACGGTTGCTAACGAGATTCAGGGTGCAAAGTGGAGCACCACTCCGTATAGTGTCCGTGAACACTCTCTCCAGGTTCCGGTGTTTGATGAGGAGAGGGAAGCACTCGGTACTAGTGGATCGTTCCCTGTTGACTTCTCGTTGGATCAGTCGGCAGTTGACCTTGCCTCTCGTTCTATTGCACTCGGCCACGAAAAGACAGTTGCAGACGCATACCGCTTAGCTGCTAACTATCCTGTGGGCAATACCGCCACGTTAGCTACGGCAGATCAGTGGGATAACTATGCTAACGCTGCATCTGATCCGGTGGCAGATGTTGAAGCTGCACTCCGAGCGATCTACGTTGCTTCGGGACGTGCAGCGAATAAGATGGTCATTCCGTGGCTCGTGTGGAGCTATCTGCGTAACCATCCGAAGATCGTTGACCGTTTCAAGTCGTTCAATCTTACGAACGAAGAAGCGTTCAAGGAGCTTACTGGATTCAACGGTGAGATCATCATTGCTGAGTCTCAGTACAACACGGCAGATAACATCGATGCCACAGAGTCTATTGCAGACTTCTGGGGTAAGGACGTTTGGATCGGTGTTGTCGATGAACAGCCCGGTCAGCGTACTAAGACGTTCGGTAAGACGTTCGTCTATCCGTACAATGATTCGGTTACTGCTCCTGTGGATCGTTGGCGTGAGGAACCGCGCAAGGCTGACCTTGTGCGTACTTCCTACCGCTATGATGTGGTCATCACATCGAACGTTGCCGGATACCTCTATAAGACGGTGATTGCATAATGGCTAACGTTGCGCTTTCCCGCTTAAAGGCCGAAGGCAAGTTCTATGATCCGGGCGAGGAAGTCCCGGACTTAGATGATGCTGAGGACCTTAAGGAACGTGGTGTCATCGGTAGTTCTGCTGACTTCGACGCGCAGGAAAAGGAACGTAAGGATGCCGAGAAGGCAGCCGACGAAGCACAGCAGGAAGCTGATGAAAAGCAGGCAGAAGCAGATCAGCTTCGTCTTGTTGCTCAGGGCATTCTGAATCCTCAGTACTCTGTTACTGATGAGGAAGCTAAGGCTCTGAACAAGACAGACGAAGATGAGGAAGCTCCTTCTGTCTCACCTGCCAAGGCTTCCACAGCCAAGGCTACGGACAAGTAAGGTAAGGGGAGAAACGTGCCACTGGCTTCGTTAGATGACATTAACGTCCATCTACCTGAGGATAAGCTACAGGTACTAGATGCCGACGACAACGCTCTGCAACTTGATGCAGAAACAGTTATCAAAGCGAAGCTCAGTGGCACGTACTCTCCTGCTACTTTAGCAACATGGGTTAATCCTGCTTCCACAGTAGCCTCAGCAACACCAGCCATCATTAGTGAGGTAGCCGGTAAGCTAATTGCTGCGATTCACTATGCAAGGACATTCGCTAGCGAAGGTATGGGAGTACCCGAGTACGCTCAGTGGTTGTACGATCAGGCGATGCAGACTTTAGATGAGATTGTACTAGGTGTTATCAGTTTGCCTGAGGTTCCTGAGGTACCGGATACAGGACAGCACCTTACGCGCGATATGTTCTGGCCGAACAACGATACGGTTGGTGTTCGCTTTAAGCGATCGGACGTATTCTAAATGGCTAGAGCACGTCAATCTGCTGGTCAGGTTCTTTTCCCTGGGTCACGATTAGTAGTTGATCCATCACCTGAACAGATACGTCGAGACTTGATGTTGCTTGAGAGGAACATTAGTGACTATAACCTACCTCTCGCATACAGCAAGCAAGCACTCATAGATGATGTTAAGGCTGCGTTTGATTCTGAAGTTGATCCGGTAACTGGTATAGCGTGGAAGAAGCTCAGTGATCGTGCAGCACGTGAAGCGCGCGTAGGTATCCTACAGCGCACGATTCACAATCGCCGCATGTATCGTGCGGTTACGAGTAAACAGAATTGGGGCGTCACCAAGCAGGGAGTGTTTATTAATACACGCTCTGTTCTTCGTGTGGCGCCTTATGCCCCGCTTCACCAGCAAGATGACAAACTTGAGGGTCCGAGCGGTACAGTCATGGAGCGTAGCTTCAAGGCTATGGGCATCAAGAGTAAGACAGATATTGTTAAGATGGCATCGGCACGCGCAGCAAGTACAGGCAGAAGTGCCAAGTTTCACATAGCAGAAGTTCTGAGTGAAGCTAAGAGTGGTGAACATCTTGAGGCTAGTGAGCGTGGTGGAGGTAGAATCCCACAGCGTAGATTCATCGGTCCATCGCCTTACACACAGGACAAGTTAGTTAAGGTGTTCGACCGATGGGCTAGCAACGCAATCATTATCTATCGTCGTGGTGGGACAGTCATTGTTAGTAAGCGTCGTGCAGGTACAGCATGAGGCCAGAAGAACTAATTGATAAAGTAAAAGAGTTTATTGAGATTAGTAATCATGAATTGGGATTTGAGTATATCACCTTCGGTGACGGAGTACTCATCCCCAAGTATCCGGCTTGTGTCATCATCTACGATGGTATTAATCGTAACATTCATGGCACACATTACTTCCTCACTGGACTCTCCATTGAAATCGTGATAATGCATGCAGACTTGACGGCTAATCGTCAGGAGCGCAATCGCGAAGATTTAATAATGGCTACTAAGGTAGTCCAATTGTTACATGGTAAGGGCTTGACTCTAATGGACCCGAGGATTCATAAGTCTTTCGTCACAACGGAAGAGCCTGCCCTTGTTTCGACGGATAACATTACTGCAATCGGTACCGCATTAACTGTCATCGCGGAAGTAAGGGAGGCTTTCAAGTGAAGCTGACTTACAATAGTCCGGCATTTCTAAAGGGCGAAGAAATCGGTATCACAGGCATTGATGGCCTCGTGAAGAACGGTGAGTCCTTTGAGTTGTCGGATGAGCAAGTCAAAACGTTTAAGGCTCGTACTGGCAACTCCCTTGCGGACGTTGTCGATGGTAACGACAACTTCACGAAGGGAGGTGCTAAGTAATGCCCGCAGGTATTGGTGGTGGTGGTTACGTTCTCGTCGCATTAGAGACTACAAACGGAACATACGTTCAGCCTGGTACGGCTTCCGACGTGTACGTTCCCATCCTAGACGAGACATTCAAGTATACGTCTGAGCCGTACTTCTCACCGCAGCTTAGGCAGCAGACTATTGTCTCCGATGTTAAGCAGGGATACTACCATGTGGAGGGTGATATCCACATGGAGGTTGATCCTAGATTCCTGCCATACTTCATGTATGCGAGTAGGCACCTGATTTCTAAGTCTGGTGCTGGTCCGTATGTTTACACGTTTGCACCTGGCTCGCAGGGTTCTACTAGTACAGCAGCTACGGGTCTTGTGCAGAGAACTATGTCTGTTACGATTTCCCGTAACAACGTGCTGTTCGGCTATGCTGGATGCACATGCGGCGGCTACGAGTTTACTATTGAGGATGGCGTTGTCAAGGTCACACTCAATATGCTCGGTCTGAGCGATAACGTGGTTACTGGTACTCCTGCTCCTGCTTGGGTCGCACCCGATCTGTTCGGTGCAGATGCAAGTCAGGTTAGTGTTGCTGCTTCCGGTACTGCTCCGACATTCGGTGCAGCTTCTATGGATTACAACGGTTACACGTTCAGAAGCGAATTCGGTGCAGAGCCACAGAATCGTATTCGTCGCGATAGGTCGGCGTCGTACATTAGCTTCGGAGAAACCGTTGCTAACCTCGAGACGGAACTCGACTTCATTAGCCGAACTGAGTACGATAACTTCGTTGCAACAACTCAGCGTGCTGTTCTCATGGAGTCGATCAATCCTGGTACCGGTACGTTCGCCACAGCGACGAGCGGTTTACAGATTCAGGCCAATAGAATGGTGTGGGAAGAATACGACTTAGGTCTTGCAGGCATCGGCGATCTTATCATGGCCGGAGTTAACGGACGGTCAATTGGTATCGCTGGTGGTGATGCATACAAGATCGTTGTTAAGTCTCCGACTAACATCGCGTAATGAAGAAGAAGATCAAGAAGCAGAAGCCCAAGGTCAAGAGCTACTAGTCCACAACAGCGAGGAAAGGAGAGAGTAATGCCTCGCGCAACAGTTCGGACGGAAGTGCAGCGTGTCGATCTAGTAAGTTGTCCAGAAGGATGGGTCGATATCAAGCAGCTTCCGTACTACGAAATGCTTGTCCGCCGAGATAAGGGCGGTAAGCTATTCTTCGACACTGAGGAAGAAGGTCGCGTTGAGATTGCGACCTTACAAGCATGGGCTAGGCAATACGAGTTTGAACATTGTATTGCCGATCATAACCTAGAAGATGAGAATGGGCAGAAGCTTGACTTCTCTAACGAGCTAACACTCAAGACTCTTGATCCTCGTGTTGGTCAGGAGATTGAGGAAGCAATCGACAAGCTGCATAACGTCGAAGAAAACGTCAAGAATTTTCCCTCGCCTGCTTCTTCGTCATCCGAGGACAACGGAAACGAGCATACCAGCTAACAGGAGAGGCAACTACCGACGAAGCGGTACATTGGGTACGTATAGTCCGTCTGTGTAAGGAGTTCGGACAGCTTCCTTTCTCAGGCGGACTATACGCCCAGCCATACGGACATATCCTACGTATGGAAGCCGTGCTGGATGCATTAGCTAAGGTAGACGAAGCAGCAATGAAGCGCGCAGAAGCTAACCGTAGGTTAGAACAAAAAGCACAGGCACAGGCAGCAGATGGCTCTTAGTTCATACGACGTTCGCTTCATCTTATCGGTAAGCGATAGAACTGGCAACTCGCTTCGGCGGTTCGCTGGTGATATGCGCTCGACTACAGCCGAAGCAGCACGTATGAAGAAGGCTTTTACCGCAATGGACTTAGGTCGCGGTTTAGCGATTCGAGGTCTACTTGCTGGTGCTGGCTTAGGTGTTGCTGGCGAGCAGGCAGCCAGTTTCGCTACGCAGGTTACAAAGGCAGCCACACAGATAGCAGGAAACAATAGCGTACAGAAGATCGGGCAGAACAGTATTAAGCTACAAAAAGAGCTGCTCGATCTTATGCACCAATTCCCAGGTACTGCTAAAGAACAGGCAGACGCAGCTTACGATATCTTCTCGGCTATGAACGTCCCACTACAGAAGGGTGTGGGATTACTTAAGCTGTTCAACATGGTAGCTGTCGCTGGCGCTACAGATTTGTCTACAGCCAGTGACGCTATGATTAAGATTCTAAACAACTTCGGTGGCTCATGGGAGAGAACCATGAAGTCCATCAATACTTCCTTTGCCATCATTCGCTTCGGTAAGTTGGAGTTCTCTGAGTTTAACACTATGCTCGATAGTGTTGTCCCGGCAGCTAAGGGCGCCGGACAATCATTACAGGACGTTGCTGGCGCAATGGCGTTCCTTACTACACGTATGGGACCAGCCGTTGCAGCCACAGGTCTATCAAGATTGCTAGATGTTATGGCTCGCCCTGACTTCCGTCGTGGTGCAGAGCGACTTGGCTTAGACTTCGAGACGGTAGATAAGTCACTCAGGCCGCTCCCTGATCTTATCCATGAACTTGCACGTTTACCTGTTGCACAGATCAAGGGTGCGATTGGTTCACTCATTCCGCTTGTTACTTCTGTGGGCCGTGGTGGAGGTAAGGGCATCCAGGCACAGTCCCAGGCACGTAGAACACTTAACCAGTTAGTGCTGAATGAGAGACAGTTCCAGCAGTTCCAGGGTAACGTACTTGGTGCTACTGAGGAATTCAGTAAGCGATATGCAGCAATGATTGGTACGTCCGGTGTTAGATGGGAAAAGTTCAAGGCCACGTTACAGGCTACAGCTATTGTAGTTGGTGCAGCCGTCATACCTTACTTCGAGCGGTTAGGTGAGGTAATCACGAAGGGCATTAACTGGGCCAAGAACAACGAAGGCACTGTTAAGTTCGCAGCCAAGGCTTTGCTTGCCGTTTCTGTGGCGTCGTTGTTGGCAGGCACGTTCCTTAAACTATATGGCGCGAGCTTAATCCTATATACTGGACTCACCAGACTTGCTGGTGCATTTGCCTTTGCCAACATAGCAGCTCGAGCTACAGCATTAATGGGATTCTTAAGTGCTGCGTTCTCGTTGCTACGGACTAACGGTCTTAAGGCATTGCCAGTTATTCTTATGAATCTTGGTGCATTGTCTACACTTGCCAAGCTCGGGATCATTACAACCACAGTTGTTATCTTATGGGAAGTCCATAAGCTCAAAGGTTGGAACGAGTTTTGGAAGAGCGTAGATGAAAAGATTCTTAGTGGTACTGGTGCCATCAAGAAGCATGGTGGTGCAGTTGGTAAGGCTGTAGCAATTCCGATTCAAGCTCTTATCAACATGGATAAGAAGGTACGTGTCAAGAACCTTGCAGAGCTTAAGGCTAACAGGAACAAGGGTAAGGGTTCCAATAAGGAAATCGTAGACGCATACTCAAGTAACTACAAAGAAATGATTGCAAGTATTCGTAAGAGTGTTGGCAGTCTCAGTAAGGACTTATTCAATACTAAGGCCATGAAGGCATTGGGTCTTGATCCTAAGTCCATCGAAGATCAGATCAATGCATTACTCTACCCACCTGCCCGGGGTTCTAATGAAGCTTCACAGAGAGCTGCTCAGTATGCTAAGGACGTAGTTAATCGTACCAAGGAAATGCTTGGTCAGGCATCTGATGCGCTCATGCAGTTATATGATGGATTCAAGCAAGCCAATCAAACTGCATTCGGTGATATCTTCACACCCATTGAAGGCGAGGGTGAGGAAGCACAGCTTCGTAAGCAATGGAACTGGTCTGGCGGTGCAGATAGTCTGTTAGGCATCATGAAGTCTCGCGTTGCACAGTTTAAGAAGTGGCGCGGTATGCTTACCATGCTACTCAAGAAGGGCTTTAGTAAGGACTTCGTAGATGAATTCAAGAAGATGGGACCTGAGGGTCTTAAGTACTTAGACGAGTTAAGGTCTGCGGCACCTAATAAGGTCAGACAATTCAATACCGTGATGGCACAGGGTAAGGGCGCCGTTACTAAGGCGACCGAGATAGACTTCAATACCCAGCTTAAGAAGTGGAACAGCTTCGGTAAGGATACCGCGCTCAAGATCATCCTTGGTATGGAGTCTGAGGAACAGGGCGTGCAGACACGCATGACCAATTTGGTCAATAGACTATACACCAATGTAGCCAAGGAAATTGCAGCACAGCAGGTTAAGTTGGAA